CCTTTTATGAACCTATTCCCTACATTAGTTACTTCTTTACCACAACCACATTCACATAGTTTCATATCTTATTCATTCTCACTTTGAGTTTCCACGTACAAACCGATTCTATCTTTAAAAAATTCATTAACTTTTAGATTCTCATTTTTGAGCATCATTCTATGGAGAAATGCTGCATCTGTAGTTCTATATATGTGCTTCTCGTAGTCAACAAAAGAATAACTTCCACTCAGTTGTAAATCAATTTCAGATTTTCTTCTGAAGGTTGATTTCAATTGGACCTTCCAGAAAGTCACTTCTCCGCTGGATGCTTTTTCTAGATTTACAACTTCATAAACTGGTAGTTGGTCTTTTAATTCATCATCTCTTGAAGTAGCCCAGTCATACACTACAAAATCATGAACACTCGGCATTAACTCATATACCGTTGGAAGCCACAAACTACTAGTTCTATCTTTAAAGTTTGGCCCGGTTTCATCAGCTTGTAATGAAAATGGCACAGGTTCAAATGAAAATGCTTGAACCATCGTAATTTTTTTCCATCGCATACCAGATAAATTACCTATCATTTCATATGAACCAGCTTGTAACAATGACGCATCATAGACGCTATTTGGTAAATCTAAATTGTAATAAGTAACCGGTTGACTTGGTGCACACGCAGCATAGTATCTATACAAAAATTCGAAGTAATCAAGCGAGTATTCATTGATAGAAACCCACTTCTGGTTATACATTAATTTAGCCATATTATTTCTCTATACCTTGGATAAAGTATCCCAATAAGATTGAATCATGGATAGCTGCATTAAAGGATATTTTGATTGCATCGAACTAATAAAATCTTCTTCAGTTGCACTAGCATTAAATATAACTGATATATCAGAAGAATTTCCACCGGATGTATATATTGTTGGACTAGCATCATTAACAGCTGTTATTGAATCTTCGTTTCCAAACATTACTTGTTGTTGAGATAAAACAGCATTGACCGTACCTGTTATTGAACCTCGAAGTATTACAACATTTACTGAAACATTTTTTTTGTTTGGAGAATATGCAAATTGAACACTTTGAATATTAATTCTAGGATCATATCTACGAACTCGATTTGTTACTTCATATTCTATTTGTTGTTGAGTAACTTTATCAGATAATTCAAATAGCATCTTATACAATAGAGAGCCATATTCTGGATCAAATGGATAATAACCAAGGGGAGTCAATAGTAAATTGCGAAGAGAATTGATAAGGACACTAATACCAGATAATCTAGTATAATCTCCATCACCACCAATTGTTGGAGAATAATCATAAATTTCATCAATTTTACCAGCAATTTGAGAATTGAAATATTGTTGTTTATCCGACATTACATATCTCCTGAATTTATTATTTGTTCAGGATCGATAGATATAAAATGATTACATCTTCATCTTATCTAAACTATCGGATTTTGCCTTTTCTCTATCCTGATCAAATTTTATCTTCCAAGATATATACTCATCTAATCGATATACTGGCATTTTCAATACGTCTACATAACTCATTTTGCTGAGTTCCATTACTAAAAAGATATTTTCTTTTAATCTTTTTAAGTAAGAGGCTTGGTACTTATCATTGGTAGATTGATCGAAAAAATTGCCTTACAAGATCGATTGTGATCTTTTCCTCATTTCCGCATTTCTGACATTTGACAATAGATTCAATCTCAACACCGTACTTCCCAAAATTTTCATTGTAAGCTTTATCAATTTGTTTCTTATCTGGAGATGGGAGTTGTTTATATCCTTTTACAATATTTTCTCGTTCACAGATTGTAATTGGATTCTTAATGTCTGCTCCACCATCTTGCTCAAACCTTTTAATTACCAGAAGTTGCATTGCTAAATCTCTTGCAGCATCAGTAGCGAATGCCATTTCTTTTAATAGATTAGCTTCGTCGCATAAAAGTGGCTGTCTAATTACTACAGTAATACCTTGAGCAATTTCGCAAGGAACTTTGAATTCTTGATCAATAATACTAAGCGAATCTTTGGGCCATGTTTCTGCTTTAAATGATTTTAAGAAATCAATCTTAACACTATTAACAAAATTACAACTCGTGCAAGTCACATCGTAATTATGTATATCTTTGTAAGTGCAATGATACAAACCGTACATCAGTGCATCACGATCTTTAATTGTAAGCTTGTTCATAAAGTCAGCAAAAGTTTTAATATCATCTGGTTTCTTAACAATACAATGATAAATAACTTCATTTAGATGTTCTGCTAACTTATTAGGAGTAAGCATACTTCCTTTAAGTTTTTCTTCATCTTCAATAGTAAGAGTTCGAATTGTAAATTCTTTTAAAGTATGAGGTGTGATTACAGAATACTCCGGATACTTAATATTAAAACCATTAAATATCTCAATGCCTGCAGCGTTCTTTGCCATTTTAATAACTCCTTTATTTGTCTGTTCGTAATATACCTACTACATTATTTATTTATTCTATACCCACCTTTAGTATATCTTTTACTAAAGGTGGGTGAGAGACCAATGAAACTAAAAAATTCCGTTAACCCTGAGCAGTAGAATCTGTACCTTCACCAGCACCAGTAATAGAACCTCTAAATCCACCTGTCGGATTATTATGACTACTAATCTCATCAGCATAACTTTGACATGCATCATGAACCCAAGATTCGTGCCAGATCCAGTCAACATTAAAATCAACATCGATTTCTAGTTTATCAATTGTAGCTAAATCACCACTAAAGCTATCTTGTGGATCTTTAGTGGGGAATACACCAGTATAACACGCTGAATATTCAACTGTGACTCCATCTGGTTTTGTTGTCCAATAATATAGAGTTCCTGCATAAGCTGATTTTGTATAATCATCTGGTCCAAGATTTAATGCAGATACTCCAGTTTTTAGATCTCTAATCATTCTAACCCAACCACTGATAATAGAAAGAACAGGTAGATGTGAGAATTCTAAAAACTTAACTGTTACTGTATTAGTATAATCGATGTTAGTAGGTACTGCCCATTTAACACCACCAATACCAGTAAATTCGGTTTTATTTAGTGTTCCACCAGGAGGTGTTACTGATAAACATGCTCCTTGTAAGAAATTTTGAATGTTAGCTATAGATGAAAGATCTTCAGATGCTATACGTCCATCACCTGATCGAACCCAATCTGTTATTCCTGATGGAATTACACCCCAATGAATATAATGATAACCACTAATATATGGATCTGCAACAATGCTAGCATCAGTTCCACCAAAGTGTCTATCATTAGCTAGGTTATTAATAACCGCTGTAAATGCTGTACCTGCCATGGTTTTTCTCCTTGTTTCTTTATATTAAAATTAAAAGGGGATCTTTCGATCCCCTATTCGTTATCTTTATTTAATGAATAGATTTAGTTCAATCTTTTCAATTACTGTCTGTGGATTCAATGTCACATTCACATGACAGATTTTATTCTTGAATTCATATTCGCTGGCACCAACATCAATGCTGTAACTAACTAATCCTCTTTTAGCTTTAATGGTATCAAGAAGAGGTATGATTCCAGCTTTGATTCTGTTCCATGACGTTTGATCATTAAATTCAAAAATAAAATACTTGCAGTACTGTTCAAGAGCTCTCTTGACATAAAGAACCATTCTCATTACATTAATATCTTGCAATGCTGATGGCATCTTCTGTGTTGTAAGATTTCCCCAAACAGTATAACCTTCCGGGAAGTGAACGATTGGGTTCACTTGCATTAGGTATAGATTATCTCTTTCACCTTGTTTAGCACTCCATCTTAATCCTTGAATAGTACTAAGTGTTCCTCTAGTAAATCCAGCTGATGCATACCAAATAGCATATAGATTATCATTTAAAGGAATTAATTGAGACATATGATAGACTGGTGAAATCCAAACATCTTTACCCATAAATGGATCATATACTTGACTGTATGGTTCAAATCTAGCAGCATATCTAGAATCTAATAGCCACCCACCATCTTCATTTGGATTCATACCAACGAATGATTGGCAATCATAGAAGTCAACATTATCACCACAATCAGTAATAAGCATGCAGTCCATTCTATAGATTTGTGCCAGTTGATTTGCTGATATTTTAACATCTACAGGATAACCAGCATCATATACTAATGAGAAATAAATCCAATCTAAATCAAGTACTTCATCTACATATTGTGGTCTAGCCCATGACTTGTTGCCGGTGACAGGATCTACTTTAGCTTTATCATCTGGTTTAGTAAGTAATCCAAGATAAGCATCAGAAAGAATTTGTGTTGCTTCTGTTGCTTGAATAACAGTTTTTCCTGTTGATTTATCAACATATGATAAGCTACCTTCAGAACCTTCTTGTAAAAATACTGGATCAGAATTATTCCATATCATGATATCTAAATCATAAGCTGCAGATTGTGTTGCTTGAGCTTCAATATAAGCAGCTCTTTGAACACTAACTTCTGTAAGAGCTGATGTAATCGCTGCATTTCTAATCGCAATTTCTGTAGATGTAGAAGAAGGAAGAGCTCTAGCAGCTGTTAAATCTGCTAACGCAGAATCTAACATAAACTTGGAAAATTCAAGATCCATCTTAGCATATTCAATTGCTGTTGCTTTATATCCAAATTCTGTTTGCTGACCACTTTCATCATAAACATTATATTGAGTAACAGTACTTGGGAGAGTAGGATCATTCTTATAGAACTGCATCATATAAGAATCACCATTTCCGCTGTCACTAAATAATTCTCTTAAAGCTGTAGTATTAACTGAACAGATAATATTAACAGAATATTTATTAACTACATCTTGAATGAACATTGATTCACCAGAACTATCAACCGCATTAGGATCAAACGATACATTAAAAGATTCTGAAATTGTGTTGCTGCCATTAGATTGTAATTGATAGATATTTAATACATACTGTCCAAACAGCTGGGGATTGGCATTTCTTTGAATTGAAATAGAGAAACTATTATAAAAATCACCGCGACCAATAGTTCTAAAATACATCAAAACGCCATTTGATACTGCTGTACCACCAGTGCTATGAGGACCATCACCAGAAGTGAATGGAGCTGTATAGTCAAAATGTAAGAACGATGATGCTGTATCTTCTTCTGTAAATAAAGTTTCAAGTACTTTAATATGATCGGTTACAGATAAACTACCACCAGTCTTTGGCGAACCACCATATGTAGGAACATAACTATATTCTTTACCATCTAGGTAGAACGGATACATTTGAAGAATATCCCATTCTTGTTGCGAACTTGAAGAACCACCCTCAACAAGAAGATTAACAGGAGATACTTGCATTCCAATTACAACATGTGCATAAGTTGCATCATTGGGTAGAGATCTTAAAACATATAACTGAGAAGATGAACTAAGATGTTGGTTTGCTACATATGGACCTTGGCCAAAAGATACACCATAATCAGTAAGATTGGGCTGACCGTAAAGCTCTGTAAATTGTTGTTGACTATTTACAAGCATTAATTTATTATCGGGACCCTGTCTAGATAAAATTGGTACAAACCCAATGGTACCGGGAATTACTGACAAGTACTGAGACAAATCTATGATTTTAGTATATACACCCGGCGAAATCATCTGACCTGTTGCCATTTTATTTCTCCTCTTTTAAATTTTTTTGCTAATCCACTCGACTGAACTTTTTAATTTATTCAGTAAGAAAATTAGAAAAATTTAAGATTGGTTAAGTAGATGAGTTAAAAGATCATATGAATAAATTATAAAATACTAATACTATGGAGAATTAATCATGGATGGATCAAGTATTCAAATCAATAAAGATATTCATAAACGATTAAAGATAGTTTCAGCTCATACAGGTATGAAAATGTATGAGTTAATTAAAGAAGCTACAGAGATGTTAGAAGTTAAATATAACCTAACTTCTCCAATATATGTAGAAGCAGAGAGAAGTCATGAGTAAAGAATGTAAAATATGCGGTAAAGTATGTTCTGGTCTGGTGGGTTTATCTGGACATATTAAAATTCATAGTTATACTAGACAACAATACTATAATGAATTTCTAAGAAAAAATTCATCTGAAGGAAAGTGTAAAATTTGTGGAAAAGGTACTAATTTTATAAATGCTCATAATGGTTATCATATCTATTGTAGTTGCAAATGTTCTCAAAATGATCCAGAAAACAAAATTAAAATTAAAAAAACAAGGATTCAAAATAATCCAAATGAATTTATTTTAGATCTTCCAGAAAACATTGAAAAAATGAAATTGATTGATAAAATATTGAATTTAACAAGACAGCCAAAATGTCAAATATGTAACAAAGAATTTAACGATCTTCAAAAATTAACAACTCATATTTTTAGTAAACACAAAATTCATTCAAAAACATATTACAATTATTTTCATAGAAAAGAAAATGAAGGTATTTGTTACTGTGGAAAAGAATGTAATTTTGAACATTTTCAATATAATCGTTTTTGTTCTCTTTCATGTGCTATTAAATCCCCAGAAACTCAAAAGAAAATGGGTGATACATGCTTTAAAAATCATGGTGTCAAACATTCAAGTCAATCAAAAGAAATTCAAGAAAGATCACAACAAACATGTTTTAAAAATTTAGGCGTGTATAATCCAAGTCAATCCAATATTGTTAAACATAAAAAAGAAGATACTAATATGGAACATAGAGGAGTTAAATACTCTTTTCAGGCTGAAGATGTAAAAAAATTAATTAAAGAAACTATGATAACTAGACATGGATTTGATAATCCATCTAAATGTGAAGAGTTTCAAAATAAAAAAATAGAAACATCTAAAGAAAATTGGGGAACCGATCATCCAATGCAATGTAAAGAAGTACATGATAAAGCAGTAGAAACAAATATAGAAATATATGGTAAATCAAATCCAATGATGTGTAAAGAAATTCAAGAGAAAGCTGCAGCAACAAACATTGAAAAATATGGTGGACCTTCAGCTATGTGTGATCCGAATATTGTGAACAAAGCCAGACTTACAAATATTGAAAGAAGAGGAGTAGAATGGTCAATGCAAGATCCTGCAATTAGAAGTGTAGTGAAAAAGAAATTATTTCAAAGAAAAGAATATGTGTTGCCGAGTGGAAAGATGATATTGTTGCTTGGTTATGAACCACAATTTTTGGATTATGTTTTTTCTAATAATCTTTTAAAAGAAGAAGAAATTGATTATAATCCAGATAGAATTAAATATGTATCACCAGACGGAAAAAATCATTATTACTTTCCAGATTTTAGAATTATTCCTTTTAACTTAATAGTAGAAATAAAAGATACATACATATTATCAATACAGAAATATACAGATTTAAAACAATCAGCAACTGTAACAGCCGGTTTTAAATATATTATGGTCTTAGATAAGAAATATGAAGAATTTAAAAATTTAATTTTTAAATTACAAACCTTTTTAGAAGTAGATTTTCCACAAAAACACCAACTCGCGGTCCACGGTCTTGCGCAATGCTGAAAATGTAACCCTCGAAAACATAATATAAGGTTCAACAATTTTTGAAATAAAATAAGCCACTGGATATTGTCCAGGAATATAAGTAGTCGCTATAGTATGAGCATTATCAACAACAATATATGCATTGTTGACGCTTAGCGTGCCATTAAACACATCTACAATTAATAACTGTGAAGCTTGGGCAATTTGATTTACATCAGATGGATTATAAGTATTTGTTACATATATATAATTTCCAGGAACTAAAGTGTTAGGAGATAAAGTTGTAACTAAATCTTGAGTATCTAAATAATAAGTAGAGTAGTTTGAATCTTTACTTACAGCAACCACATTTACATTTCCAATTGCTGATCCACCCGATCCAGCATATTCCAATCCCGGATCTGCGCTATCATCACTAACAAACAATGCAGCTTCATTAAGATCTTCATATGTTCCACCCGTCGCATCATCACTAGTTAATTCAATTCTAATTTCCGCAATTAAATTTGGATAACCTGTAATTCCACCACTAACGTATGGATTGCCTGTATCTTGTCTAACAGTTATACTAGAAAAAGATTTATAATATCCGTGATTACCAAGATAGTCACTTGCATATAATGCATAACCGGGATCCGTAATAACCATATCAGATCTTAATCTTACTGGTGATAATAGTCCGGTATCTTGACCTTGTGTAGCTCCTGCTTGAAGTGGATTTCCTGATTCTCCACCGCCATTACCAACACCAAACCATCTAATCATTTTATCATAATAATCAGAAGTATTTCCTGACAAAGCAGTTCCGAAAGCTTTTCTTAAAAGCCATTCTCTTCCACTATAAACAATTAGGTTTTTCTTTTGACCAATTTGTTTTAAAGAGCCACCTTTTGACTTTTCATAAATGCCAACCTCACCACGAAGATTGCCACTAGAAACACCAACGGAATCTTTCAAATTTTTATGATATTTATCATTTAAGGTAATTGTTTGTTTATTCATCACGGCTCCTTTAACTTTTGTTCTATAATGAAAAATGTTTAATCTACATCACTTTAATTTTTGTTCTGTATATTAGATTACAAAACTTTTAACTATCAACTCTAGTATAATAATTACTATCAGCTCTATCCCAGATTAATTTAGTAGTATTTGTTGGACTATCTTGGAATAGATATAGTGGCAAATAATTTTTAAGTAAATAGTAATCAAGATTACTAATAGAATTAAGATTAAAATCAGTTGGTAACATTGATTCATATTCGCTAGGAATAAATCTGTGTTCTTGTCTTGTACTATAACCATTAGGAACGGAACCAATAATTTTAATATAATCGCCGCTGCACCCACCACTAGATGATGAGCATCCGGCATCAACAACATAATCCGATATATTGATTGTTATACTATCTGTTACTGAAGTGTGACATTTTGCTTCTTCATATACTAATTCAATTCCTCGAAATGTTTCTTGGAATGGAACTATATTACCGCACAAAACCGCTTCATTTTCAGTTGGCATGTAAAGATCGCCTACAACTATTACTTGAGTTATTTCACTAACATCCTTACCTATATAAGTATTTGGATCTACTATTGTATTAGACCATCTATTATTAAAACAATCATTATTATTTCCGTTTAAAAAATTATCTGATGTTACATGCCATGGCGTATCAGAATTAATAATAAATGAACCAATTCCATAACCATAACTACCACCATAACCACTATTGATAAAAGTAGATGGTAATGGGATTGGTGTGTTAAATCCAGAAATATCTAAATAAAACGTTACATAAGAATTTCGCATAGTCCATTCAGTTATATATGGACTAAGACTAGCAATATGCCAATCTAAAGTCCACGTATTATCATTATCATCAAGTGAAACATAATTATTGCCCGTATTTATAAAAATAGTTCCTATTAGTGGACCATTATATCCTACACTTAAATTAGAAGTAACAACAAGTTGATCTGTAAGATAATTGATATCACTTAAAGTGTGTTCTTTTTTTCTCAACTGACTTCGTAAAATAGGACTCCATACACCTAAATTACTTGTTCTTATTTCCCAATAATAATATCCGCTTGGTCTATGATAAACATGAACCATCTCATAAGTTGTAGTACCATAATAATAACCTATACCAGTATATCCAACAGGAAAATCATATTCGCTTAAAGAATTTAATGTTGTTGTGGGTTGAAATGTTACAGTACATAAATCATCATATGGTGCCTCGACAAAATTATTACCATATAATGTATTATGATATACACCGCAACGTTGCCAAGATAATGGAATTTGAATGGTGGTTGCATCTCCTTCAAATAATGTAGTATCACACGTGTCGCAATAAGTAGATCCTATATTTTCTAATTCCCCAGCCCAAGTTATTTCATTATTCCAAAACTGTTGAACTGTTATTTGATCAAGTGTTGGATCTTGTGGATTTACAATAGCATCAAGATTAGCAGTAAATCGTTTAGTTTTAAGATTACTGTGCGTCCACTCATCATAAGCTAAATCTTGAATATTGAATTCAGAATATTGACCAGGTAACCATTGTTCTACACTAGATGAACTTGATGATGTTTGTTGTGGAGTTCCCCATATCACAAGTGCTGGATTCGACGGACCATCAAAATTAGCACAGCCATCGTCATAATAATCAGTACAACCTGCTACAGTAATACATGGCCAACAATCATAAATAGTTTCTTGAATACCGATATAAATAGGTCTATGATAAATTGGTCCTGTTCTATAAGTAGATTGATCATCAATCCACCATATAGGAATTGTGAGTGGTATGGTTGCTATTGAAACTATTGCAGATGCACCAAAACCAGGAACCAATTTTGCTAACCAAATACTTTCGCCATCTACAGCAGCAGATTGTTGTTTTCCATCTGAAGACATTGCTATTGCTATCCAAAGTTTACTTGAAGCAGTAGAAGTCCATGTATTTCCATAATCATCTGATATCCAAATATTTCCACCTCTAACAACAGCAGATTGTTGTTTACCAGTTGAAGACATTGCTATTGACCACCAAGATTGACTTGTAGCAACGGATGTCCATATGATTCCATAATCATTTGATATCCAAATATTTGCACTATCCACAATGGCAGATTGTTGTTTTCCATCTGAAGACATTGCTATTGTTCCCCAAAGTTTACTTGAAGCAGTAGAAGTCCATGTGCTTCCGTAATCATTTGATATCCAAATATTTCCACCACTAACAGTAGCAGATTGATATTTACCATCTGAAGACATTGCTATTGATATCCAAAGTTTAATTGTAGCAACAGGCGTCCAGGTACTACCATAATCATTTGATATCCAAATATTTCCATTCAATTCAGTAGCAGATTGATATTTACCATCTGAAGACATTGCTATCATCATCCAATTTAAACTTGTAGCAACAGGTGACCATGTATTTCCATAATCATTTGATATCCAAATATTTCCACCTAATACATTAGCAGATTGATATTTACCATCTGAAGATATTTTTATTGTCATCCAATTTAAACTTGTAGCAACAGGTGACCATGTATACCCAGAATTATTTGATATCCAAATATTTCCACCAAACACAGTAGCAGATTGATATTTACCATCTGAAGACATTGCTATTGAATTCCAAGATGAATTTGGGGCAGAAGAAACCCAACTAAGTGATATGGTAGGATCATAAAAAGAAATAATTGGTGTCGCTAAATAGTTACCTGAATTAACAATTGTTATAGAAGTAATTTGTCCATTGTTAATTACCGGAACTAATTCTCCACCATGACCAACACCATCATTATTTATTAAAACAACAGTATCAGAAGAATAACCACTTCCACCGGACGAAACAACACATGAAACTATTCCTCGTTTTATTCCGTTATATTGATGAATATAATCTGATGATGATAATGTTTCAGATGAAGTAGTACCGGTTCTAAATCCGATAGCAGGAAATGGAGCATCTGCAATAGTTAATTGATCATCTGAATAAGGATATGCATTTTTCCAAAATGGGTATGAAAATTCTTGGGTACCAGAATTTCTAAGATCGGCATCAAATCCAGTTAATCTCTCACCCGAAACATTTTCAGGAAAACCTGCGCCAAGCCAATCACCGGTAACAGGTGGAAATATTCTTCTAATATTAAATGGATTTACACAAAGTGCTGGCGTCCATTGTGCTAAAGATTGTGATGATTTATTTAAAACTTTTTGACCTAAAGTTATTGAACCGTCATATGATATTACTGGAGCATTTTCAAGTCCAGTCATAGCTTGCCATACTCCGGTAAGACCATTTGTAGACCTATATAATGGAATACCAAAATTAAATGTTAAGTAATATGTGACCGGAGGTCCAAGAATCCAATTGATCATGTAACCATTGCCCTTTAACCAACGTTGTGAACTGTGGTTGTATGTATACTTACCATTAACAGCAGTACTTCCAGCTCCACCAACAATTATAACGTTTGGATAGGTATAATTAACAATAGGTTCTGTTCTTTTATGTATTGTATTCCATTGATTAAATTTTCCTAATTGATAATTAGTTAAATCAATATTTTTATTAAGATCCGCATCATTAACATTACTAATTGTTAATGTATTTGTATTAAAAACTTTTCTATATGCAATAGAAGAAGATGAGGAACTTGTAGATGGTGAATCTGATTGTGTATACCAAACCCCACTTGTTAGATCTGTATCATAATTTATATATAAAGCATCACACCAATCAATAGCATTTTTTCTTAAAGCTAAAACCCATTCATTTAAATAACCATAAATTGGCTGATCATTCTTTATATTTACTAAAGTAACGTTGTGATAGTTTAAGTAATAGTTTGATTCTGCTGTTGAAAGATCTGGTCTATGAAAATAAAAACCATTACATCTATTATCTTCAAAACCCGTTAAATAATATGTCGCTGTGCCATATGTATTATTATTAGGAATAACCAGCGTTTCGGTTACATCATCTTTATAATAAATTGCTTGATACATACTAATATCATCAGAAATAAAAATACTATCATTTCTTGGAATATAATCATTTACTTCTTGTAATAACTTAGTTGTTTCAATTCGTCCATCAACAAGAACTGAATTTCTTAAATGATCATCACTAAAATCAAGATTAGTAGAAAAATAAAGTGGTCTTGCTCTTTTTGGTTTAAAGAAATCAATTATATCATGATAAAGACCACTGTATGAAATATCTCTACATGTACCAGCGATATTAAAAGTTGTATCTTGAAACGTATGTTGTATATAACTTGCAAAATTATTTAATAATGTATTAGCAATCATATCATATGCAGATTCGTCACCGTTAACAGAAACATCTATCCAATCTTTAAATCCTTGATTTATTCCAAGATTAATATTATTAATTTCATTATCTATAGTTGGTTTCCACGTTTGACTTATAGAATCGAAATAATATGTTTCAGGATATCCGTTTGGTCCTTGACATACTAAGATTTTACCGTTTCCATTTGTTGTACTAGGATAAGTTACAATATCTGTTAATTCAGATGCTGTTAAAACATTTACACCAGAAAGAATTCTATCTGCGTCATATCTATTAGTTAAATCTAAATTTGGATATCTATAACCACCATCATACATTGCAGTGCCGTTTGTATTCCAATTAGTTTGAAACTCACTTTTTACCCACAATACTTCATTAGTTACACTATCTATTAAACGCTGATATAGATATGAGTTTGTATGAAAATAAAAACTAAAGTCTTGTTTAACATTACCATATAAATCTACAGTTAAAGAATAAGTATCTATTAGTGTATTTAGTTGATTTAAAGTATATTTTATCACTTGTGGAGTATCTGAAAATGGAGATAACTTAATATAGAAAGATGTTGTAGATAATTTTTCTGGGTTAGATAAATAAATAGCAGCTATAGATGGATCTAGTATTGCTACAACTGTTTGTCTAGCAATATCAGATGTTAATTTTGTATAACCATCTGGGGAAATTGGTGATTCACAATAATCCCAACTAGTAATTACAGGATAACGAACCCATTTACCAATTGATACATTACAATATGCATATCCATTATTATAGCATTGAAAACCCAATATTGAATTAGCACCTAAAAATACTTGAGAAGGTCCTTCACCAGAAGGCCACGAAGTTTCAACTTCTGTTCTTATCCATTGATCAGAACCAATATTAAGATAAATATTATCACTATCAATAGCCCAATTCCATTTTATATTTTTAGGATATTTTGAGATATAATGTGGCTGTACATTGCTGCCATCATGAGTTATGCTATCATTATAGTTGCTAGAAACCCAAGAGATATAATCGTAAAATGTTTTTTGATAATTGTCTTGATTCTCAAATAATGTACTTTGATAGTTATTTTTATAATTAGATGGTAAATCAGATTTAAATTCATTATCAAACGAAAGTCTATTTCCTGGTGTTTTTAACATTCTATCAGAATCATTTAGTGTTTCAAAATATTGAAAAGATGAATTTTTATAATCTAAATTTCTTGATCCAGTATAAAACAAAATTTTATCTAGAGTTGTATCCATCTTATTAGCATTGTATTGAAAGGTATAATTAGTACTAAAGAAGATATTAAACAAACTTGAATCCATATTATTATCAGTACTTGAATTCCAATAATTAAGAGGATCAAGAGTTAACCACCAACTTATTAATTCATTTGTAGAACAATAATAATGACTCTTTGATTTTATATACATCTTTAATACAGAATCAATTGTATATGCAGGAGTAACATACACATCTTTATTTTCCCACGCCCAATAGATTAGTTTTTGTAATGACCATGGATATGATAAATCTGTATCTTCATCAATTATTACACCATGAGAAACTAAGAAATTTCTAAGGTCACTAAAAGCAAGCCAATCATCATATCGAACTTGACAATATACAAAACCAAGATAACATTCAACTAATGAAAGAGGAGAAGCATATCCGGTAATCCAAAGATCTTTTTTTGTTAAATCTGAGTTAAATCCACCAATACCAATTTCTTGAGGAACTAAATTTTTATTACCTGCTAAAATAGTATTAATTTGACCAGACATAATATTTTCTAAAATAGAAATTAAAATATCATATCTAGTAATAAGAGTTGAAAATTCAATACCAAAAAATGGCGTTATTGAAGGTAGTTTAATTATAGTATCTGCATTCCATTCAATTACCACAATTTCATTAGTCGTATATTGCCAATGTGAATCTGCAATATCATGTAATCGTTGTTCAAAATTAGCCATTGTTAGAAGAACATCAGGATAATCATTTGGATCATTATTAAATACATATTGATTAGAAGTTGGATCAGATGGATCTGGATTTGTATCTAAATACTGTTCATATATACCAAGTGCTTTTCCTCTAACTCTTAAAGTTTTATATAAACTAGGATCTCTTTCAAGCCAATATTCTCGAATAATTGGATTCATTACATTAGCTAATTCTAGAGCTCTAATAATAGATTGTGGTGATCCTTTAATTTTATATAGTTCACAAAGATTCAATAAATAAGCTTGTCTTAAACTTGTGTTTTGTAAAGAATTTTGATTGATAAAATCAATACCAAAACCTCGAATTGCTTTATCAACGTCATTATCATCTAATGTAAAGGCGTCACTTGCAGTACTAAATAAATCCTTGACTGTTCTAAAAGCTCCATTCCAATCAATTAACATTTTTCGATATAGATCCATATCTGGTGTATTATATGCAAAACTACCAGGAATCATAACATTTGAAAAGAAATTCCAAGATTTTGCTCTAGCTTGAAAAGCTGTATTAATAATAGTTAAATCTTTTGGATATGTTAAATTAGTAACTGGATTAATTCCCCATGATTTTCCAGTATAACCAGTATATAATACTTTTCCTTGCGAATCTAAAATATTACCATTACTAACTGTAGTATTAGTTAAAACATTTCTATATAATTCTGATGTATCACTATAAATCGGAGCATTTTGAGCCATGATATCTTTTAATACTGGATAAGGTGTAGACTGTAGAAGATTCCATATTCTATAAAATCTATCGATAGAAATTGACATAATACAATATTCCTTTAAGCTAGATAATTATAAAGCGCTTGGATATTATTTCCTTGCTCAACTGCAGTTCCAAAGATTACCGTGTTACCAACCAATGAATAATCAACAGTTGGTCTCTGTAATATACCATTGATATAAATTTGATACATATCATATGGCGTATATGATAGAGAATAATTTGTATCTGTTCCAGTTGCACTTCCACAAATAATTTCTGTTTTCCATTGTAATGTAGGTGTTGGTGGAACTGGTGGGTGTGGTGGATGCGGGTGAGGATGAGAATGACAAGATGATGAAGATGAAGGAGATTCTTCAGCGATATACCAAGCACAGTCATTATACTGATTAATTATTTTTGGTTGACTAATTGGAAGATATTGTTGTCGAGAATATATATCACGAAAATTTTCAGGAGCTACACATCTCTCTAATTGATATTCTGGTGGACCAAAATCATATGTAGGAGGATGAGGTTCTCTAGCTATAAAAAAGATACAATTATCACAATAGACTTTAGGATCTGGTTCATTGATTGCCATAAAATCTCCTTAAATTTTTATTTTGTTCAGGTAGAACAAATTCTAGATTTTTATTCATCTTCTCTTGAAATTGCAGAATATGGTTCAACGTAGCTCCACACCATTTCAATAACTTCACCAAGTTCTAATATCGTAGTTAAGAATTGAACTTTTGCAATAACATTTGTTGGGTCTGAAAAATCTA